CCTTCCTAAAGATTTTTCGCCGAAATATCCCTTTATCATAATCTTAGCAATAAAAATTACTCCATCACTTTAACTTTTTCAGAAAGTTCGAGCCCCGTTACCCATTCAGTACAAAAAGCTAGATGTAACGGCGCTTGTCACAAGTGTAACGCCTTTTGTCACGCGAGATTCCCGGGAAATGATTCGTGGATAAAAGAAAATCCCCCTAGTCTAACTCGCCGTAAAACGAAAACTAGGGGGACAAAAATAGAAAGGGGGTTAAATATGATGATAATTATCATCATATTTGTCCCGCCATAAGTTAGTTCTGACGACTGCCTTTAACTTAAATCTAGTACCAGCGCAATGGCGGATAAGAGGGGCCCCCTAATCGCACCACCGGCGACAAGAATTCGTTGTTCTTTTTACATGCGAGTAAAAGGAACAACGAAAGCTATTGACGAAGTTGCGTCCTAAAGTTGCGTCATATCGTCTTAAAGTTACGTCTAGGAGTCTTCGTCTTCCCACTCATCGATCAATGGATTTTCGCCCGCCTGGAGCCGTTTCCGGAGGCGGTATTGGTAGGTGTGAGCGTCTAAGCCTTTCGCTTCGATCCTGAAATTGTCCTTCGGATCCCGGGGGCGCGGTCGAGACATTACGAAATACCGCTGAGTGTCCGCGCAATGGTCTTCCCCGTCTGAGTCGAGGTCTTCAACCTTGTGAGCATCGTGAACCAGCTCTGGGACGGTTTCGATAGTGCGCGGGCAGATCGTAAAGACCGTGAGAAGAGAATAGGGCTTCCCTTCGCTATCCTCTCGGATCTTGTAGTACTCCCGGAGCCGGATCCATCCGTTGATCCGATCGTTATCGCCCGGCCGGAAACGGATCTTAGGGTTGTCGTTGAGGACTTCAAGCCCAACCACACCGGTTCCTTGGCTCCGCGCTTGCATGGCTGGGTCGACGACACCGTAATCAATCCGCTCTTTCCCCGACATTTCGACAATTTTATCCCGTAGATCCTCATAGGTCAGCCCAGTTTGATAAAGCTCCCGGTACTGGTAGGTCCGGCCGTCGGGCGACACTGCGAACCAAAGGGCGGCCGATGGCGCGGCGTATCCGTAGTCGACGGCGATGAATTTCGCCCACTCTTCCGGAATCTCGAAAGGGGCGCAAACGTGAACGAGCTTGTTCCAGGTGTTGAAGAACTGCCCTTCGAAGATGTCCCAGTTGCCCTCGAGCCATGCTTTGCGGAGCTTGTCTGGCAGTGAGAGGAGGTAGTTGTAGTACCCCGGGTCGTTCTTCATGATCGTGGGGTTGTCGGTGACCCGCGCGGGGATAAAGACGCGAGAGCGCATCGTCACAGGCTGAACGAAGGTTTCGTAGGCCCCCACAATCGACCCATCAAGGCGCTCATTCGAGATGAATCGGTTCTTGACCCAAAGATGCCCCGCGCCGCCGGGGTTTGCAGTGCAGAAGATTTGCGGCTTGAGCTCGGGGATTGTGGTTCGACAGGAAGAAATGAGGGAGAGATAGCGGATTTCGCGCGGGATGTGAGTCAGCTCCTCGATGAGCATGCGATGGTATTCGTGGCCTTGGTACTTCGTGAAGGCATTCTCGTCTTTCAGGTGGCCAACACGTCCGATGGCGCCGGAAGGGAACTTGAACACTGGGGGATTGCCAGCCACCGTCCCGCCAACGCACTTGAACAACTCCCGCGCCCGGTCAACCCAGTCGCTTAAGTCTTGGAAGTTTTTACGGATGACGAGGAAGCGGTATTTCGGATGCTTGATGTATTTGAGGAGCCAGACCATGCCGGTGTCGGTCTTGCCGCCGCCGCGGGCGCCGCCGTACAGGATCTCATCTTCGTCTCGGAGGAGGGCTTCAGTTTGAGGGCCGGGATGGGGTTCCCAGAATACTTTTTGTGTCATTTAAAAGTGTTTTGCTCCGGGATTCTTGGCCCAGTACATCCATGGACAGTTCCAAACTCAGCTCCGCAAACACATCGTGTTGCATTTAGGCGCCCGCCAATACCACTTAAATTCATATTTTGGTTTTGAACAGGAACCCGATCCCAACCAGGATAAGTCGGCCTTAGTGTTAAATCGTTTGCTTCCCAATTATCACCATTAGGCCCACAAGAATCACCAAGAATATAATTTGGCTCTCTTTCACTGGGGAGCTGTCTAAATCCACCCTCCCGGAAGCATCCTTGCATAGTATACGATTCCGGCCATCCGTCTTCCCCATAAGTATTTTTCTGAGGATGATAATGTTTGCATTCGATGCAGGCCTTAACTTTCATTCAAAAGCTCCCGGTTTTCGTAGATGTTGCCGATGACTTCAGCGTATGGATGAATATCCCAAAGTGGCATTGCGTGCTTTCTCCCATTGGACCAATAGGCCCCTGCTTGGAAAACCACGGTTAAAAGGACTTTAGGGTCGGCCCATTTATCACGAGCTTGTAAAATATCCCCCTCGTAAATTTCTTTGCCATTCTTGTCGAGGAGACCGGTAAATTGCATGAGCTCGACTTCATTTTCGAGCAGATCATAGGTCCCATCTCCGCATTCAACTCGGACGTAATTCAGCTCATCTCCAGAGTCCCAGGCTTTCCACCCGATGTCCCAAACAGTAGCCATTTTGGCTTTGGATTTGTCCCACGCACGGAATTTAATCGGGCTGTTCATTTCTCTTCCTTTCGAAGTGTCATTGGGGATTTATTCGGCTCCATAACACTCCAGCTTATCAATCTTCGACCTGATTTTGATCAGCATGACTTCAAGCTCGTCTTCCGACATCTTCCTCAGCGGTTTGCAGCCACACTTCTCGGTCGCGTTAGCCTCACACCGGAGGCAATAGGGTTCATTCATCGAAAACTTCCTTCCAGTCTTCAAACCACGTATCGATTGCGTTGTTAACGCTCTGCTCATCTGGCCAGTCGACGCGAAACCGGAGAGCATTGAAGAGGATCCGGGCGCTTTCTAGTGCTCTTTGCTTCATCCGTTCGGATTCAAGTAGTTTGCCGAGTTCTGGGATTAGGCCCCCTGTCTCTGCTGGAATAGGAGGGCATGGTTCTCCCGCGGCAGCATGACTCTCTCCGCATCGGTTGCACTTAAACATCACTTCACCCCTTCATGTTCCATCGAGAAATGATTCCCATCGTTGAACCGTCCACCCCATCGACATAGCGGATCCAGCGACTCCCAGTAGGCGCCCAGCAAAAGATAATCCTTGGAGTCAGTGAGATACTTGCCGTCCTTGAAAAGATTAAAGTCCACCGCTAAGCGCTTCGTGTGAAGGCTATTCTTAATCCCTTTGCCCTGCTTTGCGTAGATCGCGGCCGTCTCAGGGGATCGATAAGCTTCTGCAAAAGTCAGGCCATACTCCATCGAGGTTGCGTAATGGATAAGCTGGCCGATGAGCTGGGTGAATCGGATTTGTTTCTCCGAGAGAATCACTCTAACTCCTGACAAGCGATTGCTGCATTGGCCGTCATGATGCATTCTCGCAACTTTCGAAGAGAAGCAGTCCTATCGGCGCACGGTGGCACAATCTCGCAAATCATGACCGCCAATTCCCGCGCGGCACTCCTTAAGGCCTCATAACGATCAGACTGATCACCGTATGGGGAATGATACTTAAACCATTCATTAAGCTCGCCTTGAGTCTTTGAATCAATTTCGTATTTTGTTTGGATATTCATTGCACTACCTTATTTTAAGATTTGTTTCTCGCTAAGCGTCATTCTTCATGTCCTCCCATTTTTGATAATGCCTAACAAATACGTCGTTAGGACATGCATAAAACTCACCATGCTCATCACGCACGACCCAATCTCCAACTTTAATTCGCTGCGGGCCTTTAGGCCTTCGGATGTAGACCTCTCTAACCACCGATCGGCCATTAGAAACAGCGACGTTGGCAGGGTAGGCGGCGCCTTGGCTGAATCGCTCGACGAGGCGATAATTGTCTTTGGAAAGCTGGATAGCATCGACGATGACGTTCTTGCGGTATTTCATGGGAGTTCCATATAGGGCGTCATTCCGCCACCTTCCGATAGTTATCTGCGGGGATAAACTCTCCATTAACTTTAACGAAGCACCCTGAAACGTTTGAATATCGATATTCAAACCCCATAATTTGAGCAGTGTTTTTGCAACGATATTTATTGAAAGTTTTAACGCCCACAAGCCCAAAGCAAGAAATAAAAATGAATAATAATACAAAAACTACCCATTCTTTCGTTTCATCACTCATAATCAATCCCCTCCATCATTTCCTTGACGTCACGAACATGACCCGGATTCTTCCCCTCAAACCTTACTATTCTTCCAGAATCAGGCAACGTCACATAGCCATGAGTTGCAATACGCTCGTGCTTCCCTTGCTGAAAAAACACTTTTTCACCAATCGCTTTCACGCCACTAATCCTTTTGAAAGCTTGGGCTACATTGTAGGCTTCGATCACAACATGCTGTGTTAAGACGAAGTAATATTTTTTCACCGATTCACCCAATCCATGATCGTTGCCGCCGCCAGAACCACCCACAAAATCATCCACACGAAATCACTCCATGCACTGGATTTCGCGCAAGAGCAGTGGTGATTACACTCTAATTTTATCGGGTTGAGCCGAGAGAGTCTTTCGATGAACTCGTCGTCCGCACGCCTCTTGAGAGTCATCAGCTCTTCGTGCGTTAATGGAATTTGTTTCCCGCTTTTATTTTTCTCAAATACCAAATTCATTTTCTCTTCCCAATCTTCTCTGGATAAGACCATTATTCGAATGCCTTCCCACTAATTCCGTAAGCGATCTTCCCCTTGAGCAAATGCTTTAAAGTTTTGATAAAATGATCATCCCAACAAACGTGCACCTTGCCAGTCTGCTCCGTGTCGTTATTCCAAAGCGTTAAACATCCCCCTGAAAATTTGACGTAAACATCTTTCCTCTTCGTGTCGATCACGAAGACATCGTCACCGAATTCATCCGTAATAATTTTGTAATTAAGATTTTGAGCCATTGTTCCCCAACATCTCACTTCCTAGTTGTGCTGTCAAAATAGCCTCCCAGAGTTGATTGTATTGCTTTGAATCGGTGTATAACGGCATTGGACGCCCACTTCCTGGACGCCTTTGATCGGGGACTCCGGTCCCGTCACACCGCCAACAGACGACCTCTCTTACGGCCCAATCATCTTCATCATCACCATAAGCACTTGATCCAAGACCAATCGGAGCATCCCACAAGTAACGCTCTTCTTGTTTCCCGGTGCCTTTGCACAATAGGCAATCAACATCCCGCTCTTTGATGGTTGGCAATGAACTCATTAATTGCCGAGAATTTTCTACGAGTTCTTGGAGAGATTTCATTTCCCCAAAATCTCCGTCTGCACCCGCACACCCTCCGGGCTCTGACGCACCGGCAAGATGATAACTCCCAGATCCTCCGCCGGATCCCCGTTGATTTCGATCGACGATTTCGAAAACTCTTTCTTCTCTTTTCGCTCGAGGTAGGCGAGGGCGTACTGAGGGTCGTTAAGGTGCGAAACCAGCGTCTTTCGGGCCTGTAGAGTAGGCGTTTTTAATAAATTTGCTTTCGCCTCAGAAAAGTCAGGATGAATTTCCATGAACTCGTTGTATTGGCCCCGAGAGATGCCAGCCATGATAAACGACTCTTCAAGAGAGCATCCAAACTTGAAGGAAAGAATGAGCTCTTCAACTTTTATGCGTTCTCCCCACCACGCATTTGCGGTCTTTCTCACGTTAAGAACTCCAAATGCAGGGTCCTCAATCGAGTAAGCAATTTCGTTCAAATAATCATACTTTCCAGGCTTGGGGTTGATCACATTTTTACTCGGCTTGGCATCAACCGCAGGAGATCCATTTGGATTTCGCCTCAAGATTTCTTTGATCTCAGCCGCATGTTCATTCTTTGGCCGACCGCGTTTTGGTTTCTGGTTAGGCATGGTCCTCATCTTCTACGGTGACCGCGAAAAGAATTTCAGAAGGATTGAGAAGCACTTCTTTCCCGTCAGACATAGTCATTTGAAACAAATCATTGTTAGAACCAGCAATTCTTAGCTGGTTTATGAAATCGCTTGAACTATCATAAATTAAACTAAACTTGGCATGCTCGCCCTTGAACTTAATCTCTAATTTTTTTTCCACAGCCATCTCCTTAGCCATTTACTTAAGCTTAAAATCACCCGGTCTTTTCTCGTCGCAGGTCTCCAAAAATGATCTGGGATCTTACCATGCTTAGCAAAGTCCCAGCGCCCCTCAGCCAATTCCTTTTGAAGCCTCAGGCTCTCTTCCTTGCTAGACCCAAAGCGCCCGAGCGCCACATAATCCTTACCTTCAATTTCTTCTTTCATCCCGACCTCCCCATGCAATTAGGGCAAATTTCCTGCCCAACAAAATGCCAACAATCTTTCTTACTGGGGCGATGGATAAGATCCGCCATAAAGACTCCCAGTACCCCACCGAGAACACCCCAAAGAAGTGCGAGCGCTATTTCAGCCCAATCAATCATGGTTTTCTTCCAACCGCTTCCTTGGGAGTAAAAAACTTAGCTTCCGGCCCGCACTTGAAATAAGTCCCCTCGATGGTCCGTTCATCAAAGCAAGAGAACTGCTCGTAGTAGGATTCCATTTTGAAACCACCCATTACCAAATCAACTTTGGGACGGAGGCACATAGGGACATCGACTTCCATCGCACTTCGCGTCACTCTATTTTCCACATGATGAAACTTGCAATTTATGCAGGACTTGGGGTCGATCATTGCCTTGAGAATACTACTCACGCTTTGTTCCTGCCTTCGTCTGCCGAGGCTTCTTCTCAGCCGGCTTCTTCGCACTCACGTTGTTCTGAATGACCGTAACGTCATCTCTCCCCCGCGCCTTTTTGATCCCTCTGGCAATAGCATAAGCAGAGATCATGATCGCTGACGTCACCGCCGCGTACTTGGGAGGCACCGCCTCTTCAAGAGCGCCTGCGCATGTCCCAATGACCGTTAGGAGCGTCAGCCAAAATTCTGTCGTCTTGTAGCCTGGGGTTGTTTTCATTTCTTTCTCATAAAAAAAGACCCGCGCCTTGAGTGCTAGGGGGGACCTAAAGCAAAGACGCGGGTCCTCCGGGTAAGGAAAGGGAGATCGATGAGCATCTCCAGTTAGGAATTGGACCTATGAATCTCCGCATGTTTACCTCTAGGCAATGTGTTTGTCAATAAATCCCTTAGTTCTCTTGAACTTAAGTCGGTAATCTTCGCCGTCAAGCTTCGTGACCTTGGACATCTCCACAATTCGAGAGATAATCGGCTCCCCAAGCTTCTCTTCCAGCTCCATCCGATCAAAGTTGGAGGTGAAAATGGTCGATCTTTTGTTCTGATACCGGGAATTGATGAGGCCATAGAGGGTTTCACGGACAAAAGCCGTCTTCTCCTCGTTCTTGGTCAAGCGCTCCGCCCCGATGTCATCCAGGACCAAAAGTGGTACATTTTGCATTCTCTCGGCAAATTGGAAGTACCCTCCGTTGAAAAAAGACTTCTTCACCTGGAAGATAAACTCGGGAACCGAAATGAATACCCCAGACTTCGTCCTAAGCCATCCCATAAGGACAGGTACCCCACC